CACTTAAATCTTGTAATTCATATAAATAATGTCCTTCAAACTTATCTAATTCAAAAATTACATTATCATATTTAATTACTTTAGGTACTTCTTCTCCATTTGCTATCTTATTTAATAAATCTATTACACGAATTTTATTCATCTGCATACCTCCATTTATAACCATTACAAGTTTTGCTTATTCCAACACAACATTTTTGAATAGTTCCTATACTTGAATTAGTTTCTCTACCTGCTTCATTTATACTTCTAAATTCTTTTACAAATTCGTCATTAAGAGTATATTGTGCTACTCTTTTTCTTTTTCTTGGACTATAATCACTGCCTTTTTTCTTTCTCCATATACTTACTTTTTTAGCAACTTTGTTATTCCTATCTCCATAATTTATATTATAACTAGCACTGCACCACTCTAAATTATCAACACAATTATTTAATTTATTTTCATCTTTATGATTAACATAAAATAAGTTTTCTTTATTATCTAAAAATGCTTGTGCTACCAATCTATGAACTCTATGGTGTTTGTTTTTAAAACTTACTAATTTATAGCCATTACTTATTATCGACTTCAATAATCTTTTAGTCTTTTTATTCCTAACATTCCCTAAATTGCTTACTTCATATAAATCTTCATAATTTTTAATATCTTTCCAATTTTCTATTTTTCATCACCAACTTTATCTAATATTTCTAAAATTATCTTTTCATTATCTTCTAATGAGCCATATTCTTTTTCGTTTTGCTTTATATATTCTCTTACTTCTTTTATGATATTATTTAGTCTTTCTATTTCTTTATCTTTTTCTTCTATTTGTTTTTCTAGCATTACTTCTTCATATTCTCCAGTTAATGAATACTTTAATCTATCAAAGTCTATACTCACTCTTTATCCACTCCCTTATCACTAATAGCAACATTGTTGTTGCATAACTTATTCCAAATCCTATATATATTCCAATTAGTAAATAATCCATATTTCCCTCCTTATTCTAAATAATTAATTCTATATCTTTCTAAAAAATCATTTATTGTTTTCATATAGAATACTAGCCATGCTTTTTCACATTCTTCTTTTAATCTCTTATCTAGTTTCTTTCCTCTTTTTGTATGTACTCCATATAATCCTGTATGATGATTTATACATAATGGAACTACACATCCATCTTGATCTGAGTTGTTTCTATTTCTACCATAGAATATATGATGCAAATGGATGTTTCTATTAGTTCCACATACATAGCAATGCTTTAAATCTTTTGTTAAGATACTAAACATCTGCTCCATACTCCCTTTGAAGTTGATTCTCCATTATTCTTATTTGTAGCTTTAATACATTGATTGCTTCTTGATTTGCTTTATATATTGCTTCTTTTACATCTCTTTGAAATCTTTTATCAGCTACTTCTGGTACTCCATATACTATTTGTTGAATCAGAGTAACTGCTAATTTATCATCATTTCTTAACTTTAATGCTTCTTGTCTTAATGTTATTTTGTAATCTCTTTCAGCTTCTGCAAATTCAGTTCCAGTTTCTCTTAACTTCTTTAAACTCTTATTAAGTTCATTTATTTTCTTTTCTAATTCTGTGAATAAATCAATAAGTCAACACCTCTATTCATAAATAAATCCATATCTTGTTTTATTCCAATTAATACAATGCAAATGTTCTATATTGTGAATATCACTTTTACTTAACAATATAATTCCTGTTTTATTTTTTTCTTTTTTGAATAATTCTATTGTTCCTTTTGTTAAGTGTGTTGTAATCAAAACTTTATACACTTTATTAATATATTCTTTTGTAATAATATCTTCATATTCTTGTAGTTGATAATATGCTTTACTACTTTCTGATCCATAACCATACTTCAATTCAACTATAATAATGTCTTCTCCATGTCTAAATGCTAAATCAAATCTCTTTTTACTTGCTCCTGGAGAATATTCAAAATCTAAAAAGTCTATTTTTGTAAAATTAAATATTTTGCATATTATTTCTTCAAACCAATACATATTCTTCCATATAAATCCTTTTAATTCACTTTCATTTTTTATAGGTATTTCATTCCATACTTTTTTAGGAATGCTAGGTTTTATAAATAACGTTTCATATAGGTTTCTTTTCACTTGTTTCTCCTTTTATAACTTCAAAATATACTAATTTTTCATAAGCGTGTTTATTGTGTGCTATGTCATTTTTACCTACACGTTCAAACTTATATGTATCAGTTAAAGGATTATATACTGCATAGTCAGTTCCTTCTGGCAATTCTAATACTTGCTCTTTTGTTATCTCTTTTCCAACTTCCATATTTATCTCCTCTTTTCCCAACTAAACTTTTCAAATACTGTATCAAAGTAGTCATCTTCCCACATTAAATTAAACATTTTCTTTTTAACTTTTCCATTGCAATAATCACATACACTTTGTCTATTTATATGCAGCTTCTGTGCTGCTGCTCTTGCACTTCTATACCATTTCTTTATTTCTCCATTTTCTACTAACACTACATTCTTTGATTTTGATAAATGTCCAACTTTAGAGTTTAATTCACTTCTTGTCATTATTTTTAGATTTTTATAATAATTATCAAACTCTAGTTTATTTTTGTGATACACACAGTCTTTATCTTCTAATGGTTTTATAAATGCATTTGCTACTAATCTAGAACAGGTACATTCTTTATTATTGATTTTGATTACAAACTTATTGCCATTTCTATATGGTTTTAAATATCTATATCCATTCTTTGGATTTTTCTTTCTAAATCTTCCTAGATTAGATACTTCATATCTTGGATCTAGTTTTATTTCTTTCCATTGCTCGAACATAATTAGAATGGCAATTCACTATCATCAATTTCAAATTGTTCTTGTACTTCAGTTCTGATGCTATTACCAAACTCCCCATATGGATTGTTTTCTTCTTTAGGTTTTGCTTCACTTATCTTTTCGAAATCTCTTATGAATATATATGGAAATGTTTTATTCTCATTTACATTGAAACTTAAGAATGCTTCTTTTATTTTTATTCTTGTCTTATTTGCTATCTCTACATCTTTCTTAAATCTTGCACTCATGAATCCATTTTCATAGCTACCATTTTTATTTTTCTTTGATAATCCTATTGAATATATCTTTCTTCCATCAAACTCTTTAACAAATACCATTACTATCTTTCCTGCTTCTAAGTTCATTTCTTTTCTCCTATCTTTATTAACATTTTCTTTTTATCTCCATCACACTCTAGAACACTTGATTTAAAACTATATGCTTCTCCTAGAGTTATCTTTGAATAATCTAAATATACCTTTATCATTTATCTCCCTCTTTTCTTAATAATTCCCAGATGTAATGTCTTTGAAGTTCTATTAACTTATTCTTTTCTTCTAATAATTTATATAGACTAGTTGTTTCTTTATTTAACTCTTTTATTATCTTTTCTAATTTATCTAGGTTATCTTTCATTTCTTAGTTCCTTTATATTTCTTTTCTAACATTGCTATAGCTTCTTTCTTTTCTTTATATGTAAGTTGACTATCTACTTCTTTTCCAAATTGCTTATAAAATTGCTTTCTATCAAACTTACTATCTACTTCTTCTGCTTTTTCTATAGCTAATCTTAAATCCATTGTTATTTTGTTTAATTTCTCATCTAATCCTTTACTTGTTTGAGTAAATCTTTCATTACCTTTTTGGTCTCTGATGATTAAATCTTTTATATTGTTATTTTCATCATATGTTATAAGTTCTACTGTAAAATATGTCTTAGTTGTATATACTGCTTTACCATTTACTTGCTTATATTCAAAGAACTCATCTACTTCTTTTCCATTGTTTTTGTATTTAATATCTTTTCTAGGAAATATTAATATATTAGGTGCTGTATATAGTTCTCTACCTATTCCCCAATTGAAACAAGCTCTTTTAAAGCTATCACTTGCTAATCCTTTTTCAGCTTCACTAAAACTTTCAGTTCCTGTATCTTCTTTTTCTACCCATTGCTTTTTTTCTTCATCCCAGATTCCAACTATACAATTAGCGTTATCTCTGACATATCTTTTTTGCCAATTCATACATCCTACAGTTTCATCTAAGATATTCTGGTCTACTCTAGCATCTTTATAAAGCAATAATGTACAATAATTCTTTGCTATTTGAGATACTCTACAATCTATCTCTTCTGCTTTTAATAATCTAAATTTCATCTCTTTTCTCCTTTATAAAGTATTTCTTCCAACATACCTTTTCTCCATATCTATTTATTCCAGATACAATCTCATCATCTATTTGCATCTCTAGTCTTAATTGTCTAATGTATTCAGATAATCTTGTACATCCTAAATCTTCAAAGGCTTGTTTTGTAGTTATTGAGCCAAACTCAATCATATAATTTAATATTCTATTTTTCATTTTTAACCTCTTTATATTCTTTAGCTTGATAATTCTTTATCTTGCTTCTTAATTTCTTATTTGTCTCTTTTAGTCTTTCATTCTCTTCTTTTATGTCTACGTATTCCATAAACTCTTGATATAACTCTTCTTTGATAATATTCTTTAATGTTTCATTTTCATTCTCTAATGTGTTTATTTGGTGCTGTAATTTTAATTCTTTAATTTTATCTCTCATTCTAAATCTCCCTTATCTTAATTTTTCTTTTAATCTATATTTGAACTCCTCTTGCTTATTTCTAAAAACATAATGTCTACACCAATTGCATAGTACTTTATCTACTTGTGGTAGTATCACTACTCTATGTCCACAGCTGCAAGTATAAGTATGTAAGTTCAACTCATCCTGTAGTCTTTGCATTTGTGGTACTGTCAATCTTTCTTTCATATGTATCTATCTTCATATGGATCAGAATGTTCTATTCTTCTATAGTTGTTCTCAATATCAGTTTCTAAATCTTTTTTTGCTTCTTCTATCTCTTCTAGTTCTGTTATTAATGATTCATAATCTCCTAATAATTCTTCAAATGTAATTAAATCTCTATTTGGAAATCTATCTTGAATCCACTCATTAACATCTCTTAAATCTATTTTGATATTACTTAAATCCATACTATTCTCCTATCTCCTTAAGTAAGGTATCCATTTCTTCCTTTTCTTTTTCACTTATAGTTGATTTGATTTCTTTGTCCATCCAAGATGGATTGTTATTTTCTCTTTTTCTACTCCAATTCAATATAGTTGCATAATGTGATTTGTATTTCTTTCCACTACTAGCAATATAACTTGATAGTTGTTCTATATATGGTAGAAGTTTTTTTTCTTCTAGTTTTTTATATTCTTCTTTTGTTAGTTTTACATTTTTAAACTCTCCATATATATCAGTATCAGTAACAGTATCAGTAACAGATACAGATACAGTTGTATCTATAGGGTATCTATAGGGTATAGATACTGTATCTCTTTTGTTATATAATTCAGTTAATTCTTTCTTATATTCTATAGTTTTAATCTTTTTTATTTCTTCTAATAATGGCTTGTTTAATTTTTCTGATTTTGTCCAATTATATTTAAACCAGTTAATTATGTATAATTCTTTGTTTTCTTTGTTGTATTTAATAATCCTATATTTTTTATTAAATCTATCTAATAGTTTTGTTATTGTTTCTTCATTGTAACCAGTATCTCTTACTATTTGTTTTATACTGATTTCATAGCATCCACATAGATTTGTATATTGATTTGTTAAACAATAAAGCATGAAATATTTATCTTCTGGAGAAAACTCATCAACAACTTTAGTATCACTCCAGAAACTCATAGATATATTTCTATATATTGCCATTAGATTTCTTCTCCATAATAGTCAAATATTATTTCTTTTAATTCTGTCCAATTTTTACAAATACAAAACATATCTTTTAATGTTTCAAAATCTTCTTCTTCATAATGTTTATTTAGATAAGCTTTGATTTTGATGTTATCTACATAATGCAATCTATTTTGTGCTATTTTACATAAATAATTGATTTTATATAATTTAGGGTTATTTTTTTGCTTTTCTCTTACTGCACATATTCTGGAAATATAGTTGAATGTCTTTGTTATACTATTGGGATCATTTTCTACATAATATTGTGATAATGATATTTTTGTACTTTCATAAACTTCATCAAATCCATATCTTTTTATTAGTTTTAAGCAATTTTGTTTTCCATATTCTGTAAAACCACTTCCTGTTACTTCTAGTATTTTTTCTATTTCACAAACCATATCATTATCTATATTTTCAATTTCTTTTTTCCATTTTAATAACATTTCTAGTTGTTCTCTTTTTATGTTTAATTCTTTTAACATTTCTTGCTGTTTTTTTATTTCATCATTTTGTTTTAGCTTCCTTTTTCCTTTTCCTCTATTGCATTCATAACATGATGTTATAAGATTTAAAATATCATTATCTCCCCCATTTGATACTGGATTTATATGGTCAATTTCTAATATTACATCTGGAGCCATTCTTCCACAGTATTGACAAGTAAAACTATCTCTCTTAAATACTTCAAATCTTACTTTCTTAGATATACTTTTTCTTTTCATAAATCCCTCCTAACAATCTCTAATTGACATTTCTAATTGAACTAAATAACTGATTACTACTAGATTTACTCCACATCCAAAGTATGTAAGACTTGGTAGATGTCCACCATTGTAGAATGGTGCTAATGTAAAGAACACAAACTCATATA